CCAGAGAAGTTCTTATACCATGAAAAAACAGTTAATGCTGATGGTAGTGCTACTTGGGAAGCTAAGAGTAAGATACTTACACAAGATGAAATAGATAGTGTTGTAGCTCATTTACCTATGTGTGAGGCTGATGGTTATGTAAGAGATATGATTGAGTATAGTGAGAGTGTCGATGAAATTATAAATGGTACTTTTGATACAACATCCAACTGGAGCATAAACCAAGGTTGGGCTATAGCAGATGGAGTAGCTAGTTGTGATGGTACAGCAGACTCCTACATAAGACAATATGGAGCTATAGAACCATTTGAGATGTATATCGTTGAATTTGACATAACAGCATATACATCAGGGGGACTAAGAGTATACTTAGGCGAATATTTGTTTATACAGAATATCACAGGTATAGGTAAGAAAAGTTTTGTAGGGTTATCTGGAGATGTGTCAGACCACCTAAGAATACATACAGATGATTTTGTAGGGAGTATAGATAATGTCACTTCACAAAAACTAACATCAACCTACCAAATAGCAAACTATACAAATGCAGTTAGAGACGAAGCAATGAACCTAACATATGGATTACAAACTTGTTTCTTAGAGAGAGATGAGTTAGGTGTTATAACTGGTGGTAGCTTTGATAGATTGAATTGTGATGGTGTTGGATATGCAGATACTGGATGGATACCACCAAGTAGTGGTAGTTACCAAATAGAGGCTATATTTTATAATAATAGTAATGATGTAGTTCAAGATTGTGGGGCAGATGTAGACTTTTTTAGGCTGTACTCTAATGGTAAGATATATTATTCTTTTCATGGAACATTTATGAGTTCATTTGTGATGCCTATTGGGTTTTTTCACATGGTAGTAAATGTGGCTAATGATGATTATGAGTTGTTTAATAATGGAATTAGTTATGATGTAGGCACAAATAGCAATGTAACTTCTACAACTTCATTTATACTTAGCGAAAACTATGCTGGAAATTTAGCTAATCCAATGGTTAGTCCAATACCACTATTCAAAATACATACAACTCCACAAGACCCCTTAGAACTATACAATAAAGCAGTTAAAAAAGGATTATTACAATGATAGAAGAATTAAAAGAGGCTTATGATTATATCATAGTGCCTAAAGCAACACTAGATACACCGATAGAGCTTAAAAAGATGCTTATTAAAGAAGATGGTACATATTACTCAATCAACGGGCTTAGTGATGAGCTAGGTGAACTGTTTACACCAGTAGATATTATTGATGAAAGATTTGTAGCTTTTAGATGGGCTATACCAGCTAACGGTGAAGAAGCATTTATCATTACATATCTTAAATCAAAAGGTTTAGTAGATATGAGAGATAATGGTATTGAAGATGAACTTAACTTTACAGCAGATGAGATTGATTACACAAACTTAAATGGTAATGAGTGTGGTGTGTTTCGTAAGTTTGAGATGAAATATGTTCCAAAGGTTGTAATAGATGTTTAGTATAAGGTTAAAACCTACAAAGAATGATAAGTTCGTAGTGCTCGAACCTTATACATTTGGGGGTATAACAATACCAGTAGGTTATGAGACTAATGGTGCTGATGTTCCATTATTCGCCACTCTTATCATACCTAGATACTTACCTAGTAATTTACCGATGGTTGCTATGCACGATTATCTAACTGACCTAGGTAAATATGAGTTGGCTGATAATATGTTTGAGGGTATGTTTAGAGCTGATAAATGGACTACACGTCGAGCTTTAGCTGTTAAAGCAGTTAGATTTTATCATAAGATTAAATACGGAGTTAATTGATGTCTGATGATGATATTAGAAATTTGTTAGCAAAACATGATACAACTTTAGATCATCTAATGGTAACTCAAACTGAAACAAATAAACGATTAGAGGAGATTACTAAATTCTTAACAAAGCAAGTAGTGTTTAGTAATAAACTTGAAAACATGGATAGAGATGTGGCTGAAACTTTTAAACGTGTTCATGATGATATAACCAACTTGTATAAAATTCAAAACAGTACAGGTGGTTGTAATAGTGTTAGATTACTCACAAAAGATATAGAAGCTATTACAAAAGATTTAGCATCTATAGTTAAAATCACAAGTGAGCAGCAAACAGCTATTAAAAATGTTGCAGCAAATCAAAGTAATTACCCTACACCAGCTACAATAAGATGGGGTGTTGGTATTTTAATTTTAGGCGCTGTAAGTTTTAGTGGTGTGTTTATTCAAAACATGAATACGAACACGGTACTAGCGGAAATAGTAAAAAGTAACAGCCACGACACAGGCTTACTTATGGAAAAAGTTTTTATACATAATAAGGATAAATAATGTGGAGTTCTATAGCAAGTATTTTTACAGGTGGTGTTTCATCTACAATAGGTGATATAGCTAAAGAGTGGATAGAAACAGATAAAGAAAGTGCTGAAGCTAGAGCAATAATGGTTAAAACCTTAGATCCTAATGGCAAGATGCGTAGAGATTTATCTATCTTTGCTTCAGTTGCTTATGGTTTTTATCTAATTGCAGCTACAATTTTAGTATTTTTAGTATCTTTTGGTGTTGGAGATGTTGATGGAGGTAGAATAGCCTTAACTGAAATGACATCATTATTCTTACCAATTACTACATCATGGGGTGTTATAGTAACAGCTTCGTTTGGTGTAAACTATAAAAATGTAAATAAAGGTGTTTAAAAATGTGTAGCGATTGTGGAAAAACGTGTAAAAATGGTAGGATATGTGATGAGTGTTTGGAGAAATTACGATGAATTATTTTGAATTTGATGAGTTTAAGTGTAAATGTGGTTGTGGTATGAACAGACCATCTAAAGAGCTATTAGATAAAACTGATAAAGCCAGAGGGTTAGCTGGAATACCTTTTATAATCAATAGTGCTTGTAGATGTCCTAAACGAAATATAAATGAGGGTGGTAGTGAAACAAGTTCACATATAACAACAGATGTTAAAGAGTGTGAGGCTGTTGATATTAGATGTAATAATTCAACAGAACGTTTCGCTATTGTATTTGGTATGTTAAGTGCAGGTTTTAATCGTATAGGAGTTGCTGGAGATTTTGTTCATGGTGATGTGGATAAAAGTAAAGCTAAACAAGTGATGTGGGTGTATTAAACCCACTCACAATCTTTAAAGAATGGTTTAAGACCATTCTTTACTAAGTCACGTGTTTCGAGCTGTGTAAGTTTATCAGTACGTTGTTTTATAAAGTGTTCCCAAGCATTTGAGTTATTTGTATAACCTCCGATAACAAATACTCTATTTTGTAACATATCGTGACCTCTATCAAAAACCTCTTTACGAGTTATTTGATGATTTTTCATAACATTTTTAAGTTCAATAGAACTCCAGTTAAGTATGTTTTCGTTCCATTCAAATTGAGAAATAGTGTCTACTTCATTTGGTTTCCAATACCCTCTATCACACTCAGCATATCGTTGTGAATGAGATACAGTAGTGAGTTGTGTATGGGTGGAGATTTGACCATATATGAAATATGGAGCTTCAATTTTAAAAGCTTTATAGTGTTTAAAATCTACAACTTTTAAAACTTGTTCCAAACTCCATCCCCAATTTAAAAGCTCTCTTGCATTTGTGTAATATTTACGACCTTTCATAAAACCAAAATATTGACTATGGTGAGTCAATATAGACATATATATGACACATGGTAAAAACTCTAGTACACGACTTGCTTTATAACCAACACTTTCTGTTAATAAACGTTCAAAAAGCTTTTTAGCATTTTTTGGTTCTTTATCACGAACAACTCCAGCTAAATCAGAAATATATAACTCTAAATCTTCTAATGTGGTTCTGTTTGATATAATTTCTTCTACTTTCATTTTATAACCCCTGCCCTTTTGCATACTTCATCAAAGCTTTTGCTAATTTGAATAAACTACCATACTTAGTAGTTGTTAAAGTGTTATCATTATGTAACACCCACTCTTTACCCTCTTTACTTATTTTAAACTGCATCTTAATAATCCTCTTTAAAAAGTTTAGGAGTTTTGTTAGATTTCACTCTACACTTACCCTCATAATCTGGTATATATGATCCATTTGTTTCAATAGACATCAAAACCTCATGTAATACTGTTTCAACATCATATCCACTACTTTCAAGTAGGATTAATGTTTGAACACATAATTTAGCATTATATGAAACATCTACATCATCTCTTATTTGTTTACGAGCTTCAACTTTAACTCTTTCAAATACTTTAAACATTTTCTAACTCCTCTATAAGTAGTTCTAAATAGTGTTTTGCTTTTTTCAAATCTTCTACACCATTTTTATTTTTATATCTTGTTACATACTTTATAACATTACCCTCACAAAAACCTAAATCATTTTTAAATATATACTCAATAGGTTGTATTGTAGAGTTTTTATAATGCTCACCACCTACTTGTATATTTAAAGCATTTTCATCTAATGGTTCATATATCATAATTTTCCTTTGTTATCGAATACGACTTTTTGAATATTTTTAATAAGAGTTTTAGTAACCTCTCTACTCTCTTTAAGAACATCTTTAGAGGTTTCATCTGATGTTTGCTTATAGCAAAAACTTGTACTGTATGGTAAAAAATTACTTCCATACATTTTAGTACATACATCTTGTTCAGCGAAAGCTAAACTCTCAACTGCATCAAATATAGCAATTCTATAATCTTTTCCACTAAAATCTTTAATAGTCATACTCCAAGCTTTGTTGGAGAGTTCAAT